CTGGAACTTGCGAAACAAGATATGGCAGAGACTGAATTTGAACAAGAATACGAGTGTTCTTGGTCTGCTGCACTTAGAGGTGCGTATTATGCTAAAGAGATTGAAACTGCTTATGAAGAAGACCGAGTGGGGAAAGTCCCTTATGACCCGGCTAAACAAGTAGTAACAAGCTGGGACCTAGGCGTAAGTGACGCAACCAGTATATGGTTCTGTCAATTTGTAGGTAAAGCAGTACACGTTATAGATTATTATGAAAACTCTAATGAAGGACTGCCTCACTATATAGAGGTACTAAACAGAAAGGGTTATCATTATGGTGCACACATAGCACCACACGACATAGTAGTTAGAGAATTTTCTACTGGTAAGTCAAGACGAGACTTAGCATTTGACCTAGGCATTGACTTCCAAGTAGCACCAAAGTTAAAGGTTATGGATGGTATTGACACTACCAGAACTTTTTTAAACAAGTGTTGGTTTGATGCAGAAAATACTAAAAAAGGACTAGAAGCATTACTACAATATAGAAGTAGTTATGATGACAAGAAAAAGATTTGGTCTCAAAGACCAGTCCACGATTGGACATCACACGCGAGCGATGCGTTTAGGTACTTGTGTATAACAGATGTAGTGTTCACAGGTAATGATAGTGTCTGGGGAAGGGAACTCCCTGAGACTGACTTAAGTTGGATAGTATAAGGAGAAGTATATGCCAATGAACCCAAAGTGGTTAGAAAACAAATTGATGGAGATGGCACAGGACATCAAAGACCTAAAAGAAATAATGAAGGCAGTTAGTAATAGTCCACCACCCAAAAAACAAACCACTTACCCGATAAACAAAGGTAAATAATTTATGGCTAAAATGACAAAAAGGGAGCTATCTGCTCACTTAGAGCAAGAGATTAACTCTGCTTTAGGTTATAAAGATGGAAAGCTCACAGAGCAACGCTCTGATGCATTAGACCGATACTACGGTAAAAGGTATGGTAACGAGCAAGAAGGTCGTTCTCAAATTGTCACAAGAGATGTAGCAGATGTAATCGAATGGATTATGCCTAGCCTGATGAAGATATTTACTTCGGGCGATAAAGTAGTACAGTTTGAGCCACAAGGACCTGAAGATGTTGAAATGGCAAAGCAGTCTACAGACTATGTAAACTATGTCATTATGAGACAAAACCCCGGTTTTCATATTATATACCAGTGGTTTAAGGATGCACTGCTACAAAAGAATGGTATAGTAAAACACTATTGGGATGACAGTAGTGAGACATTAAGAGAAGAGTATAAGAACTTAACAGAAGAAGAGTTTACCGCTCTCTTAATGGATGACAATGTCGAGGTAAAAGAACACACAGCCAATGGCGGTGAAGAAAATATGGATGAAGCAGCTCTTGCACCTCAAGCTGTAACGCATGATGTTGTTGTAAACAGAACATATGAAGATGGACAGGTTAGAATAGAACCTGTACCACCAGAAGAATTTTTAATAAACAAGTATGCTAAGACAATTGAGGATGCTCGTTTTGTAGGACACAGGGTAAAGAAAACTAAGTCTGAACTAATACAGCAAGGCTACCCTAAAAGTAAAATAGAGAATATATTTAGTAATGATGAAGCTGACTATAAAGCTGAAAGACTTTCTAGGTTCTCACACGAACAAGACAATGCACCAGAGGGTGACATTGATGATGGAATTTGGGTTACAGAATGTTACATGCGTGTTGACTTTGACAACGATGGCATTGCTGAACTAAGAAAAGTAACGAAGGTTGGAGATGAACTGTTAGATAATGAGGCTGTGGATAGTGTTCCCTTCTCCTCCCTTACACCTATACCAATGCCTCATAAGTTTTACGGTCTGAGTATTTATGACTTAATCTCCGACCTTCAACTCATTAAGACTACACTAATGCGTAACTTGTTAGACAACATGTACCTAACAAACAATGGGCGATACGAGGTAGTGGAAGGTCAAGCAAATTTAGATGACCTAATGACTTCAAGACCGGGTGGTATTGTAAGAGTACGCACACCGGGTGCTGTTAACCCTCTGGGAACACCACAATTAGATGCTAACTCATTCAATATGCTAGGGTATTTAGACAGTATTAGAGAAGAACGAACTGGTGTTAGCAAGCAGTCAATGGGATTGTCAGAAGGTGCGTTAAAGTCGCACCAAACTGCTACAGGCGTAGGTCAAGTAATGACCGCAGCACAGCAGAAAATAGAATTAATAGCCAGAATATTTGCGGAAACAGGAATGAAGGACCTAGCAAACTCTGTCTATATGTTAGTACAAAAGTATGAAAAGCCTGAGAAATTAGTTAGGCTAAACAACAAATGGACTACATTATATCCACATGAGTGGAAAGAAAAAGCAGATTGTGTAGCACAGGTTGGATTAGGATTTGGCAATAAAGATATGAACCTTATGCATTTAGGTAGATTGTCGCAAACAATACAAATGATTGCACAACATCCAGCAGCAGGTATGTTATTAAAGCCTAAACATGTATACAACCTAGTAGCTGAGCAAATAAAAGCAATGGGTATGAAGAATGTAGATGACTTTATACAAGACCCGGGCGAAGCAGATGTACCACAACAACAAGGGCCTTCTCCAGAAGAACAAGCCAAGCAGATGGAATCACAGCTTAAAGCCGAAGAAATAAAAGTTAAGCTAGAAAAAATAAAACAAGAGTCTCAATTAAGACAACAAGAAATGCAAATTGATGCACAAATAGCACAGCAAAACTTAGAGCTAAAAGCACAAGAAGCAAAAGTAGAAATGCAAATTAAAGCACAAGAACTTGAAATTAAGAAAGCAGAACTAGCACTTAAACAACAAGAGCTTGTACTAGAAAGAGAGCAAGAACGAGCTGTTAAAATAGGAGACTAGATGGGAAACAAGGGAGAAGAGATAGCAAGGGCAGACCAAGCTAAACAGATTTTAGAACATCCTCTATATGTAGAGGCTCTAGCCACAGTCAAAGAAGCGTTAGTACAACACTTGTTAGACACCAAAGTTGCCGAGGAAGTGGAAAGAGATAGATTATATATAACAATTAAAGCATTGGATTTAGTAAATCAACATATAACTTCAGTGCTTGAAACAGGCAAACTTGCTGAAAGGGAGCAAGAAAATTTTTTAACACAGTAGAGGAGAACAGCCCATGGATTCCGTAGAGAACACCCAAGAAGGTAGATTTGAAAGAGCAGAACAAGGTTCAGCAGAAGATGCTGCAAACCAAATCCTTAACATGTGGGACTCACAAGAGCAAACCGCAAACGAGGAAACCGAAGCCACTGTTGACGAGGAAGTGGTAGAGGATACAGAGGAAGCTGAAGAGGTAGAAGAAGAAGCCCCCGAAGAAGAGGGACAAGCTGAAGAAGAAACCGAGGAAGAGGTAGAACAGGAAGAAGAAACTGAAATAGTAGCCGAAGAAGATTTAAAGTACACCATTAAGGTAGACGGAGAAGAACTAGAGGTTGGTATTGAAGAGCTTAAGAACGGATACCAAAGGCAAGCTGACTATACTCGTAAGTCTCAGGCATTAGCAGAGCAGCGTAAGGAGACGGAGCAAATCCAGTCCGAGCGTCAAAGGCTAGAGCAAGAGAGGCAAATGTACGCTAATGGTTTACAGATGTTGCAAGAGCAACAATTAGCCAAACTGAAAGACTTTGATAATGTTGATTGGGAAGGATTAAAAACCGAAGACCCTTATCAATATATGATAAAGAAAGATGAGTACCGAGATGCACAGGAAAGAATTACTAATCTTGTACAAGAACAACAAGCTGTTCAACAAGAACAAGCTCAACAGGCTCAACAAGCTAGAGCACATTTTGTTCAACAAGAGTATAGTAGATTAGTACAAGCCTTACCTGAGTGGAATGATAGCAAGTCTACAATTAAAAAAGATGTACAAGACTATGCTATTTCTGCTGGATTTCTTCCAGAGGAAGTTAGTCAGTTAGCAGACCACCGTAGTGTTTTAATAATTAAGAAAGCTATGGAATATGATAAGCTAACAACAAAGGTTGCTCCTAAGAAAAAAGCAGTTAAAAAAGTTCCTAAAGTACAAAAGTCTGGAAGAGGAAATTCAAAGGAAGATGTAGCTGCTGAAGCTATTAAGAAAAAGCGTGCAAGGTTACAGAAGTCAGGCAAGCAAGACGATGCCGCTTCTATATTTTATGATATGCTTTAAGGAGATAGGATAATGCCTACGCAATTTAAAACGTATGATGCAACAGCAATCCGTGAGGACTTGTCTGATGTAATCTACGATATTTCACCAACAGATACTCCATTTATGTCCAGCATTGCTGGCAAGGGTTCAGTATCTAACACTCTATTTGAGTGGCAAACAGACGCACTAGCCGCTGCTAGTGGAACTAACTACCACGTTGAAGGAGCCGCTGCTGGTACAGCTGCGACTACTGCTACAACTCGTGTAACTAACCAAACACAAATCTCTAAAAAGGTTGTTGAGGTTACAGGTACTCACGAGACTGTAAACAACGCTGGTAAAAAATCTGAGATGGCTCACCAACTCGCAAAGGCTTCTAAGGAGCTTAAGCGTGATATGGAGACTTCACTTCTAGCTGACAACGCTGCTGCTGCGGGTAACGCAACTACAGCTCGTGAGACTCGTGGAGCTGCTAACTGGATTACAACTAACGTAACTGATGCTGGTACTTCTGGTACT